GCCATGCCCTCATACCATGCCACAAAAGCAGGGTTAAGCAAATCCTTAATCTCAGGTGGCATCTCAGGAAGTGGCGTAGCTACAGGCTCACCCTGTATCATCTTGTCAGTAACCCAGTCGTATTGGTAGCCTCTCCCTGCCAGTTCCCATTCCCTCATCTGCTCCTGAAAGTCAAGGAGTGTTTTCTGATTTACTGCCTGAAGCGCCTCTTTTGCCTTTTGCTTCTCTACCGCAAGGGCGGGCCATGACTCAGGATAAGTCCCATATTCAGGCGGTCTTGCCCTCCACGCTTGTTCAGGTCTTTCAGGGGGGAATGCGCCACCTTTAGGGAATGGTAAGAACGGCTTTTCAGGTGTTACTTTAGCAGTAGGTGCTTGTGGTGGCTCTCCAGGGGGAGTGCCTTCACCTTCACCAATTGTCGCTTGCAACGCAGCCTTTTCCATCGCCGTCAAGTTTGCCCATTCCTCAGACTGGGGTTCTGCCTGAAATCTGCCGATAGTTTCTATTGCAGCCCCTCTTGACATACCATATGCTTCAGCAAATCGGTCGTACTGGTCTTTTTCACCTTTTCCGTCAGGCATTTATCACCACCTCCGTCTGCGGGAAAATTCCTGCATGAAGTCCATTACTTCTTGCTGTCCGTATCGCTGATAGAGCTTGCCAAGCCCGTCAGGAGTCAGGTCTAAAAGAGCCTGCTTTACGGCACCATCATCCTGCTTCGGCATCATATCAAAGTCAGGCAACAGTTTCTCAAGCTCGGTTGCCGTATCGTCAATCCTGCTTTTCAATAGCTGGCTGAGTTCGTTTTCTTTCTTTACCATATCACTCGCCTGCCCTGCCCTGTTTTGCCTGCTGTCTCCTCCCGATTGCCTGAGACAGAATATCCTCTGGTAGCTGTCCTTCCTGAGTTCCCCCTTGAGGTATACCGCTTGACTCTGCTTTTCTTTCTGCCCCTTCTTCACCTTCAGACATAGCTTGCTCTATCGCCTGAGCTTCTTCCTGCCCGTATTTGGCTCTGGCTGCCTTTAGTGCAATCATGCGCTGAATGGCGGGGTGCTTGCTGAGAGATTCGGCATCAATCCTTATACTCTCTTTAGCAGGGTTCTTTATCATCGGATTCAGTTCCAGTGCTGTCTGCCTGGATATGTCTCCACCCTGCCTTAATCTCTGCAATATCAGTGCTCTGTTAGCTGCTGCTTCTGGAGTAGTAGCGTCGAACTCCACCGATACCCTGTAAGCGCCTTCGCAATCACTGGGATTAAGAGCTATCACACCGTTAGTTCCCCAGATAGGCACTTCCTCTTTGACGACATCACGGATGATTGTCCTTACCAGATTGCAGGAACGAGAAAACAACGTCTGCAAATTCTCCAATGGAATACCAAACTCCAACCTGGCTTCTCCTATCATCAAGGCCATCGGGTATCCTGATTCCAACCCTTTTGGAGCTTCGCCCCTCAATACCTGCGGTTGCGCCTTACTGAGCATAGCATCATGCACTGCTATCGCCTGCATAATTCCAGCAGGCAAATTGTTGGCTGCCCACACCACCTTGGCAATCTCCCCTTGAAAGTCGCCGGTGTAAGTAACCTGCCCTGGTTTGGGCACTAGAGACTTGCCCCCCTGCTCGTAATCCTCTTTATTGCCTGGCAGCAGTAACATCGGCAATGAAGCAAACGCCTCCGCCTTGTCCAGATATGAGAAGTCCCTGCACTGTTGCATCAGCAAGTCAAGACTGTGCTGGAAGATACCTACCGCCAAACTCTCCGGTGAATTATCAGCATCCCTGTGCCCGAATCCCGAATACACATGGCAGTAAGGCACGCACTCGTAAGTGTTTTCCTCCACACCATCCGTAACAGGAACTCCATCAGCCAGAAAGCAAAGCGATTCTCTATCCCAGTATTCAGTAAATACCGTCGGTATGTTCGATGAAGCCTTCGGCCTCCACTTCGACCAGATACGCTGTATCTGTCCCGACATGATGGTGTACTGCTCAATCATGTCAACAGGCTGGCAATCAACATGGTCTGGTGAAGGATAGCAGTTGCTCGGCTCCCTTGCCAGTATCTTCAGAGGCATCCTCTCCAGCATGGCCTGTTGCCTTTTCTCCTCATCCTTTTCATCCACCGCAGCGCCAAGCACATTCTCATCCCAGACTACTTTGATAAAAGCCTCCCCCTTTGTGCCCATGTCTTTAGCAGCATCACGGAGATAATTGGTAGTCTGCTGAATATTCCATCTCATAAGGGCATCGTAATACTCCTGCTGCGTTTCAGCCCTCTTGACGTAAGGGTTTTTCTCCTTGAAGGGAATTACCTTGACTGTCGGATTTGACAAAGGCAGGTGAGAGACAAACGTATCTACCATCTGGCGGGCAGTAGGCAGCTTGATTTTCTTAAATTCATCGTGAATCTTTACTTCATATTTCAGGTTATACCAGTTCTGAGACGTTTTCTGATTAGTGCGCAGAGTGCGAAAACGCCTCATCCTGGAGCCACCGCCCTTGTCACCTATCATCTCCTTGATTTCCCTCACAGTTATAGCCATAACCATCTCTCCTAAATATCAATGGAGCTTACACTGCTTCTCCTCGGTCTTATGCCTAACCCAAAGTGGCTGACTGTTGCATACATCAATGCTTTGCAGCCATGATTGTGCTTATCCTCTGGCTCACTAGACAGGATTGTGCCTTTTGAGTCCATCTTCATTCTCCAGATACCGCCTTGCTCAATCCCTTCAGGGGGCTTGCATACGCCCAGTTCGCTTAATATACCCCTGCATCTGCTATTGATATGCACTTGCGGTAATCCGGTAAGCGGGTGTGGTCTCAGGAATGTCCTCAGCCTGTTCACGCCATCACTTATCGGCTTTATCTGCCTGCTGTCCAGTGATAATCCCGCCCAGTTAGCATCTTCATTGGGCGTTTTCCAAATCTGATAGTCGGGCTGAGAGCCATGATGCTGCTTTGAAGCAACGTCAATAGCGCCAGTTCTAATCAGGCTGGCATAGGGCTTCTTGGCTACAAGCTGAATTATCTGGTCAGTGCCCAAATGCTGCTCGTAAATCTCGTCAACCACATACATATCATCACCGATAAACTGGATGAACTCCACCGCATACACGGAAGGGAAGTAGCCAGGGTCAATACCGAGAAACACATCTTCTTTCGAGTCCAGCCTGAAGTCGCCGGTATGCATAATCGCCTTGAACTCAGGCAGCACCACGCCCCTCGGCTTAAGGGGCACCCCCCCGCACCTTTCCTGAAACCTCTCCGCCCCTAATGAGTTTTCAAGCTGAATTACTTTGGGGTCAGTCCTCCCACCAGGATAGATTGCGGTATTGCCCCATGTCGGCATAGCGTATGATTTCCCGCCATCTATATTGCCTGGGTTCTGGTACTCTTTATATTTCTCAGCCAGCCAGTCGGATGAAGTCTCTAAAGTCCCCGCCAGCATCATCCATCCATCCTTATCTGCAATCCTCTCCATGCACCGCAGGAATATCTCGTATTCCATCTGGCCTGGCTCACACATGATAATTCCATCACACGCCCTGCCCGCTATCTTGGCGGGATACTTGGCTGACTTGGTTTCAATCCTTATATCAGGCGCTATATCCAGAGTGCACTGGTCTCTGCTGGGAAAGTGAACGTTCTTTACCAGACCCAAAGCCTCAAAGTTCCTTACCAGATAGCCAAACTCCTCACGGCACTGGTCATAGTCCGGACCTACCAGCCAATATAACTTCCCAAGTCCATAATGACAAGTCAACTTATCGGCGGCTATCTCACTTTTGCCAGAGCGGACACCGCCTGTAACCACCAGTATACGGTGGTTGTCATAGATTATCGGCGCTTGTAGCTCTGACGGCTGAAATCCCGTTACTGTCCTGCTGTTCCTCGTTGACGGAATTTTGCTCAACATCAAGGCTACTTGCTGCCTGCTCGACATTAGCATCTGCTAGCTCCTCTTTCTCCGTTTCCTTCTTGCTGGTTGCTATTTTCTTTAGCTCGGACATCAGGTCGCCCGCTCTCTTATCGGGCCCTGCCGTTATCTTCTCTCCCGTAATGCCGTCAATGTCTGCTGATAGCTTGGCGTATTCCTTAATCACCTGCAAGGCCCTGAGGCGCAGGTAGGGGTATTTCTTGTTCTTTTCCTCATCCAGGATTTCAAAGCCAGTGCTCAATCCCAGTCCTATGAGCTTACGGCTCTTGTTGCGGTAATACTCCAACTCAGGCACTGTCTTCGGCTTCAGGCTCTCCTTAATTGCCGACACTGCAGAAGCTACCTCTGTCTTGGATAAGCCTGTCTTCTCAACTATCTGATACCGCTGGTATCCCTTGAAAAACAGGTTGGCTACCACAGTCCTCTTCCGGGCAGGAGTCATATTGGCAGTGTTCTTTTCAGGCAGTTTCCTTCCCTTTTTGGTCGGCCTGCCGCTCCCTATACCGCCCATTAAACTATCTCCCGATAGAGTATCCCATCTTTTCTCATCATCCTCGGCACTCTCTTAGGATTGGCATTGACTGGCAACATGCTGAAATACTTTTCCATCGTCATTATCACGAAACTCTCATCAATGCCCTCATTGGCTATAATGGCAATACTCCCCACACTATTCATGGCTTCAATCTTTCTGCTGGCAGGAACATCTCTAAAGTTTTTGAACGACAATACTGGCAAGCCACCTGTGCCTCTATCCGCATTATGCCACTTGGGAATCAACTTATCAGCAAGGGTCTTTTTCGTGTTTGTCATATTTATCTCCTCGGAACCTTTGAGCCAGCATGTCTGCGTGCGTCAGCGTAAGCAATCGCAGCAGCCTGTTTGCGAGCTTCTTCTTCAGTCTTCGGGCGACTTTTCCCCATTTTGCCTGTCTCTTTCCACTCCCTCATCAATGTCTCTATCGCAGAACTTATCGCCTCCTTTATCCTTTCCTTTTTACTTCGTCTGTTTAGCTTCTCGGTCGCTATAGGACTCATGCTTCACCTCCTATCGCCTCTCTCAAACTCTCCAGTGTCAAAGCCTCAGTTCGCAAGGTCTCGGTCTCTGCTAGCTTCCTCGACTGCCATTGCTTTAGCTTTTCCTCAACCACTACTGCTTTCGCCTCTTTGAGCAAATCCTTAGCCTTGCCCTTTATGTAATCACCAGCCTCATCCACAGTAGTAATATCATCAGGTAAGGTATAT